CTGGTATGCTAATTCCTTCGCCCGACCCGCATTATCTACTGCTTCATCCGTATCGGAAACGACTACAGCATTTTTGAAAATCTGTGTGCGTGCGCCGAGGCGTACAGTTGGAGTAACTGCATCAGCGGCGGTTGCATCGCCCTCAATGTGAGCATTTACGGCTGAGTTGCGCAATGCTTGAGTTTGCCACTCAACGAGAGTGTTCTTGGCTTTTGTTTTGCCGCACTTGGAGTAAAAGGGCGTGGCATCGGGGTCAACATTATAAATTATGTCGCTTAAATCGGTTTTTATCCCGACAGAATCGTATGTATCAAACGTATTGGCTGGCTGTGTCATTTGTCTAGTCCTTTCAAAGACTTACTGGTTTAAGATCAAGCTCAATGCGTCGTCGATTGAGCCAGTTTTCTGCAAGCGGGTTTCCGCTTTTTTACGAGTTACAGCATTTCCTTCTTGCCGCTTTTTTGCACCAGCTTTCACCACAGGCCGGGCTTTTTCACCCTTGGATTGTGTCGATTTGCGCTTAGCTACCAAATCACGATATTTGCGCGCGTCATTTAACGCTCGCACATATCTAGCATCGGTCACATTCTGCATTTCTTCGGCACTAAAGCCGTAGGAAACGCCAGTTTCAACCAATGCGTTTTTTATGGCTTCACCCTTCTTAGGATCAGCCATTTCAGGAATGAACTGCGTCAACACTTGTGCTTGCTCTTGAAGGTAGGTCTGATGAGCCTCTTGCTGAGCCTGCGCGCGTTGCTTTTGCACATTCTGAACTTGGAGCATATTCTGGTCGTGTTGTGCCTTACTCTCGTCATACTTGAGCTTTTCTTCCATGTACCCAATTGGGTCACTTTCAAATAGCTCACGTGTTGGCGCGATTGGGGCTTGCAAACCACCGTTTTGCGCTTGCTGGTGCAACTGCAAGACTTGTTGCTGTTGCTGTTGCAATGCGGCTGCATGTTGCTGAATTTGCTTCCGCGCATCAGCGTTTTCTTGAAACCGCTTATTAATTGCCGCTTGTCCCGCAGCAGATTGCTTTAACTGATCCAGTGTCCACTGTTCTTCCTTGCCGTCAACTTTAACGGAGAAAACATTGGTGTCTTCAGTAGCCTCTACTAGGTCTTCGTCGTCAATTTCGACATCATCATAATCGTCGTCGTCGGATGCCGCAACGTCATCTTGATCTTCGTCTGCAACCTCAACTTCATCAGTCTGACCGTCATCAGGCTCAATCATTGAATTTACAGCTTCATCAAGATTATCTCCGCCAGAATTGTCTTCTGCGGGTGCCAGTAGGCTTTCTACTGCTTGATCTAGGGTAGTCGAATCCATCGGTGCTACGTCCTTTGTTTGCGATCTAAAAGTGTCTCTGCTGCGAGTGCAGCGTCAAGGGTCACTTCGATCTGGTTTAGCGCGCGGATCATCGCGTGCGCCTCTTCACGGGCCGCTACGTCAGCAGCCCCACTGCTTGCGAAAACCTGAATTTGGTTTTCGCGCACACTCTGCATAAACTGCTGGAAGGCAGTGTCGTTTTTTAGACGACGGGCCTCATCGGCCTCTATGCGTATTTCTGTTGTCATTGCGGCACACCTTGGGCCATGCCGCCAATCATGCGCATCTTGTCTTGCTCAGCCTGAATGCGAGCGACGTCAACCGACGTGCCATATTCACCGTAGATTTTAGCTGCATCAACCAGCAAATCTTGCGCCATCTGGTCACGTTTTAGGTCGTCATTGGCCGCTGATTTCTGTGCGTCTAACTGCATTTTCATTTGGTCAGACTGCATTTTAACTTGAGCTTTCATCTGCTCAGCCTGCAAGAACGCAGCGTTTGGATCAGGTGCTTGACCTTGCTGAGCCTGAGCTTGCTGCTGCATTTGCAGCATCTGCATTTCAATCTCAGGTGTGATTGGCGCAAAATAACGGTCAGCGTTTCTTATGCCCGAAACCGCCAACTGGTCAGCCAATGTGTTGCGGATATTAGTCATGCTGACCAAGCCGTTCATCGGCCCGTAAGTTTGATAAACCATAGTCTGCATTTGCAGGGCTTGGTTTAGTGCCATAATCTTCTCTTCTTCACGGCCAGTGCCAAGCCCGACGTTGATGCTAACGTCAAAACTTGAATCCCAAACCCGTGGGTCCACAGGAATGAACGAACCATTCATTCGCATCATTTGCTCTTCGTCTACGTTCTTACTCATTAAGCGCAGCATGATGCCAAATAAGTCACGCATACCATCGGCAAGGTTTCGGACCATAACTTCTACTTGACCCGCTGCGGCCTGCACAGTGGCCTGCACAGCGGCCTTTGTTGTTGACTGCATTGCATCTGGGTCTAGGCCCATTGACGCCCGTGACACACCTGTCTTCGTCTCTACTAGGCCATCTAGGTAAGTCAGCGCGCCAAGTGTTTGCCCGGCGGTAAATGGTACAGTTAATTCTTGAACTGAGCCGGGTGCGCGCATGCGAACAATAGCGCCAATTTCATTTTGAAGGACGTCATCAATATTAACAGCCCCGTCTACAATAGCCAAGCGAGGGTTATTTGTCATCGCCACGTTGTCAAGAATAGAGCGCAAAACGGAGGTTGCAGCGTCTTGGTCATCCATGACAATCTCAGCCAATGAGCGGCCATAGAATGTGTGCGGCTCTGGATCAACCTCGAATTTTGCGAACGGCAACTCATCGCATGGTTCATAATCCAACAATTCGTATGCCGTGCCACCGCATGTAAGTTTATGCAAAATTGGAATGCCAGTTCCGTCAACATCAATGCGCATATACGCCTCTGTGACGCCGACATTTAGCATCGACGGGTCTTGCATGTCCTCATCCGTGTCGTCCATGCCATAACCGCGCCGCTCTTGCACTTCGGCCTCGGTCATGTCCGTGCCATCTTCAAAGCTGTCTAAATTTAAAACTACGTCCGAGTCGTAGCCCATAGCAATCAAATCGCCAGCGCGCATATCGGTGCGATGAGCTACCACATACGCATCGGCAAGATTACGGGCTTCGCTGCTTACAAAAAACTCTTCCGGCGGGACGCTCTCAATACACAGTTCGCCCTTTTCTTTTTGGCGGCTCAACTTAACGCTGTGGATGGGCATTTCCATCTCTATGCCCATTTCGTCCATCTCAATGGAAACTTCAACGCTGTGTTCAATTACAGTTACATCGTCGTCGTCAATTAGGTAGGTGTATTCGTCATCTGACAAGTCGGAATATGTGTAAATCTCGGCCTCTGGGTATGTCATCCAGTAAGCCTTCACGATGCCCTGTTTTTTAACCAGCGCATCTTGAAACGCGTCATTCATAACACGGTAGCCGTTTAGCCGGGTAAACTCGTGGTGCATAAACTCAGTGGCTTGCTCAGCCATTGCCACGTCTTCTGGACCGCTTGGAACATATTCCACTGGTTTGGCTGTGCTGAGGAATATCCGCATTAAGCTTGGCTTCACCGCACGTACAGTATCCCGTACCTTTGTGGCTACAACTTTGCTGCGACCATCCTCGTAGCCAAGGTCGCAATCCCCGTCGTAGTATCGCTGAGCCTTAATTCGATCTTCACTGATTTCGCCTTCAACAAAGTCTACCGCATCTGATATTGCGTTCTGGACAATGCTTTCGATTTCGATGCGTGATTTTGGTTTCAGTTCCATTGCGTCTTTATCCTATTTGCTTGTCGGTCTTATCGCTGGCGATATTGTTGCTGGATGGCTTCCGGTAACACTACCGGAGCCGCACGCTGGACGCCAGCTTGCGCTGTGCCAGCAATCCGCTCAATGGCCGATTGCAACACTGCCAATCCGCCTTCGTCTTTTAGAGCGTTGCGCACAAGGTCTGCATTTTCAGAAATCAAAACTTGGACGACACGTTGGCGCTCTGCATCAGAAAGTTGCGGTACCGCCTTTTTTGCAACCTTACCAAGCAAGCGCATGATATTCATCGGGTTGGGCGACATCAGGGTTTCGGCTATTTCGCCAGCGCCTATATCCATGCCTTGCCTTGCTTGCTGTGAGGTTGTGACGGCGGTGTCGGACCCGCCTAGGACCTTAGTGGCCGCTGCTTGGGAGCCTGCGGCGCGCTCGACGCGTGCCATGATGCTAGGTAACTGGTCCTCTGGCATAACAATTGATAAAATTCTGTTTTCCTTGCGAGCTGGATCAGCCAGCGCGCCCATCATGCTTTTGCGTGAACCCATGCTCATTTTGTTGCGGAATGCCTGCATGACGCCAGCACGGTAAGCGCTTAACACCTCTGGCCCAGCTTGAGATATTTTTGCAAACTCAACCTCAATGGCGTCTGGGCTTTTTGACAAAGCCTTTTGGCCGTCCCCGAATGCTTCTCTAGCTGTACGAACCACACTGGCCTGCGCCCTTGTAGCGGCAAGCTCCGGTGATGCAGCGTCAAGCGAAGTGCGCAAACTGTTCTCAACGTCGGAGATAGCTTCGCCCGCCACGCCCTGCTTGGCTGTATATCTGGAGGTGGCGGCACCCTTCAAGGAACGCCGGATTGCTTCCGCTTCTTGAATTGTTGGCGTTCTATTAAATGAAACCGCACCGGCTTCGTCAACGGAGAAAAAAGGTTTTTGTCCAGTGCTGGCCAGCAACGCCTCTTCAACTTCTTTTGCAGCAGATGGAACCCTACGCAAAGCCTCTGCAAGATCGTTCAAGACCTCGGCAGGGGCGGCTTGAGTTTTAAACGGCTCATAAGCGGCCCTTTCCAAGGCTCTTGCCTCAACGTCAGACGCCTGCATGCCGCGCAGAATGTTTGGGTCATCAACCGTTGAAAGGTATCTTTGAATTTCTGACATGGCCTCTTGGCGAGTTTGCTCCGGCCTAGCGGTAAATGTTCTCTGAAGATCAGTGGCCGCTGCACCACCAGATGCACGATACCCGCGCACGGCGTCAAGAAGTGTTTTATTCTCAGCCATAATGCGGCCAGAGGCTACGCCTTCAACAATATCATCAACGGACATTCCGCTTTCAGAAGCTAACCGCTGCAATTCTGTTTCAACAATCTTTGCGCCCCGACCACCTAGTCTTCTGCGGGCAAAGTCAACAACACCAACGGCCATGCGCTTCAAAGGCTCAGTGGCAGCGTATGCGCCGCCGCCAAGGATCAAGCCCGCTGGCGCACCGATAGCGCCGCCGATTGCTCTGTCTTCTAAGGTTTCACCCTTGCCAACCCCCGTCAAAGCGCCTTGAGCTGCGCCAACCGCCGCAGCGCTCATCAAGCTTTTGGGGGCCGCAACCCCCGCAACCTTCGCAATAGTTGGAAACTTTGAGGCTATCCTAGCAGCCGTGGCAACGCCTGCGCCACCGCCAGTAAACAGCGAGCCTATTATGGCGGGCAGAGCTGCCCCTCCGATTTCAACGCCAAGCGCCTCCATAGGCCGGTCTGATTGGTATTCCGCAACGGCGTCACGAACTTCCTTAACCAGCTCAGAGTATTCACGACCACCTAGGCTGCGGATGCCCGCCTCAATCTCATCAGCAAAACCAAAGGTCAAACCTTGGGCGAATGTTCTACCGCGCTGGGTTGGAACCTCTGCGTCAGCCGCAGCGTATTTTGAAAAGTCAGCCATTATTCAAACGCTCCAGTTTCCATGAATTTCTTCTTTTCCTTCGCTGACCGAGCATTCCAAATGGCCTGCCAAGCCGCTTGAGTCAAAGGCTGACCGTCAGCAGTCGCGCCCTCCGGCATTGGAGGTGGCGGCATTGCTGCAAACTCTGGTGCTACTGAGAATAATTCGCCAACATATCCAAATTCAGGCAGAACTTTGTCTGGGTCAAACCCTCGAGCTTTGGCTATATTGGCATATTTAGTATAGAGTGGACGGGCTTGTTCCTCTGTGCCGCGATAAAGATTAGTCGCACGGGAAACAAAATCGGCACGTTGGTCTGGAGCAAGCAATGTTCCTTCTTTCAATTGCTCTGCCGCCGCTTGTATTCTATCGCCAAAAGACCCAGCCCTAGCAGCAGCAGCAAACTCGCTCTCACGCACAACTGAACTTGGATCAAGAACTTTCATATAGTTAAAAATTAAAGCTAAATCGCCAGCCGGGCTTGGATTTGACGCAGATTTAACAATGCGGGTATAAGCTTCAGTTACATCAGAGAAATTTTTAATTCGGTCGAGAGATGTAAACTCTTTTCGGAATGACTGCGCATCTTTAAAGTCACCCCCGGCCACGGCTGGCTTTGCTGAAAGCAACTGCCCAGCCGCATCAGTCGGAGAGATCATGCCGCGCTCAACCATGTCGGCTAAGTCTTTGCGGCCTCTGGACCGCAGCATCTCAATGGTCCTGTTCTTGTTCCCAGCCGCAACCCGTTGCGCACCACGTCGCTGGATGGCTTCACCACCGCGCAATTCTGTCATAATCAACGGGTCAAGTGCGACAGCAAATTGCTCAAGACCACTTAACCCAGTTTGCGGGTCAACGGCCATTGCCTTGTCTTTTAGCGAGGAAAGCAAACCACCAAGGCCGCCTTGCCGTGGTTGGGCTTGCTGGGCAGCTTGCTGTGATGTTTGCGGGTTAAAGCTATAAGTTTGATCCCCGCCCATCATGTACGGTTTCTTTGTTGGGTCCATAGGCATCATGTTTGCCCCTCCGCTTGATGTAAGTAATCCGCCGCCGGGCGTAGTCGCTGGCAGTGATGCAATATCGCTAACGTCAACGCCAGCAAAGTTAGCCAAGTCATTCATTCGACTACCGCGCCATTGCGCAACGCCGTATGTGCCTTTGCCGCCTGCCATAGTGTTACGAGCGTCTGGGTTCATTTCCTCGTAGCTCTCAGCCATCAGGCGGCCGGTTACACCGGCGGCTTGCTGTGGCGTCATGCCCTTGTTGGTTAGGTAGCCGTAAGTGAATTTGGCATTTGGCGATATTAACTCTTGGTTTGAAGTGCCACCCGCCATTGCAGCGTAAACGCTTCCGGCATAATCTCGAGCCTTTGCATCGCCAGCTCCGCCAGAGCGTTCGTAAGTTTTATCCCAAAGAGTCGCATAGTCTTCAGGCGTATTGACACCAGCAGTTAGAAACTTGCCGAAGCCAGCCTTTTCCTTACCTTGAAGCTCGCTCCAGAGAAAGTCCATTTGCTTTACTAGTGGGATAAAACCTTCAGCCATTATTTATATCCCAGCGCCTTGCGCTTAGCGTCCATAAACGGGCGTATGATGGATTTCAGAATTGGCATTTTATTAACAATGCCCGCCACTTTTTCGCCGTATTTGCCGTAAGCCTTGTAAAACCAGTTTGGTGAATAACCGATAACCCACTCGCGGAACTGAAGCCACTTTGGGTCATCCTTGCCGTAAACCTCACGGGCCACCCAGCAGAAACCGATTCCTTTAAGAGCGCCCGCTGCCCCGGCCGCTGCTTGCAGCATGCCGAACAAACCTTGGTTTTCGGTTTTAGTTGCCATCTGCGGAACCGGAGCCGCACCCAACGCCGCCAATGGCGCTGACAAAGACTGCATAGGCGACGCAGTATATCCAGCGTACTGCTGCTTCGCTGCATCAATAAGAGCTTGCTGCATCCCTTGCTGCAATAAACCCTGCATCTGCTGGTTTTGTTGAATTGTTTGGCCAGTGTTAAATGCTTGCTGACCTAAGCCGCCGAGCTGAGATGCTGCGCCAAGTCTAGCCTGACGGTCTGCCATTGCGGCCTGCAACGCTTGGCTATAATTTTGCTGACGCTGCTGCGCCGCAAAGTCGCCCGCCATGCGGCCATACTCGCCAGCCATGACGCCTTCGGCAACGCCCTGACGCGACCCGCCAAACGCATTGGCCGCTGTGGCTTGAGCGCCAAGCTGGTTTGAGGCCATTTGCTGCTGACGCGCAATGTCTTGCTGCGTTCGATCTATAACCGCGCTTGTGTATGGGTTAGCGTAAGCCCCGACATTCAACGGTGCTTGCATTGCGCTCTGGGTTCCGCCTAGCGCGCCTTGCAAAGCCCCGGCTGAAGCTTGGTTCACGTTAAAGCCCTGCTGCGGTGCCATCGCCGCAGGCTGGTAATTTGCGTTAGGCAGAGCATTTTGTTGCGCTGCCATCGTTGGGGCTGGTGCTGCTCCGGCCATTTTACACGTCCTTCTTTGCTAAGCCACCAAGGAAAACGTGGCCGATTGCGCGGCAAGTCGGATGGCCAATAGCCATGATAACTTTGCCAGCATAGTTTGGTTTGTATTGTTTGGGTCGCATCTGGTGCGCCATTTCTTTTGCCCAAGCTAATGTAATTGGACGCATTAACGCTCTCAGCGTTCTAGCACCAAACGTATTTAACTTAATAAACTCAGACACAGGTAATGCCCATAAGCGATAACCGTCACCTAAAATTGGGTCATCACGATTGACCATTAACCCATATTCCGCGTCAAGCGCGTAAATGTCATCAGGAAGCAATCCCATTTTATTCATGGCTGTGCAAACAAGTGTGCCGCCGTCTTCACCGCTGGGGCTGTCTTCGTTGCTACCGTCGTAGTTTGTAACGCCAATCGCGTCCCCGAATGCGCCGCCAATGTCGCCAATTACGCCAAGGTTTCCAATTCCATCCGCGCCGCCGCCGGAAATAATACCACCAGATTTTTCTCCACTTTCAAATGTATCCCAAAAGTCGTCATCTGATATGTTAGGATTATTTATTAAATTTGTTTCGTATTGTGCTGCTGCCGCAGGGTCTGCATATGTAGCTCCCGTGGGGTTGTCCACTGTGACATTTGCTGGGACGTTAATAATTGGGCCGGGGTCCGCTCCTCCCCAATGTCCGCCGGGAGCGCCATAAAGTTCTTGGTCACTAACCCAAGAGCCTGTGGTCCCGTCTGACCCTGTGCTAATAACAGGATTAGTTTCCGGAAAATCAAATGGATCGCCACCACCGCCACCGCCATTATCTGTTGGAGCTACGGGAGCCGCTGGGCCTGTTGGGTAAGATGTATAGTCGATTGGAGCCTGCGCATTTGAGCCAGCAGCGCCAGTAAACGGATCAATGAAGAAGCTATCAATGTAATCTTTTTGGCCGGGACGTTTCTCTGCTAATGTTTGCAAGGATTGCTCATAAAGTGGGGCTGCGGAATAACCCCGAACCCCGCCAGCGTATGTTGTAGCTTCAGGCATTCCGCCCATAATATCTCGCTGAGACATATTCCCGCCAGCAGTTCCAAACGCGCCAGCAACGTCAGCCGTGTTCTGAAACGCAGCTTCCTGCATAGGCGTAAACGCAGCAACATCTGCACCGTAGTAAGGCACATAACCAAGCTGTGATATTTTCTCAGCTTTGTTCAGGTTGCGCTGCGCTGCGGCCTCAATGTATTCTGGTATTGTAACCGATGAGGATGTTGATCCACCTTTTCCGCCTGACATTAATCAAACTCCTTAACGTAAGACGCGTGCTGGTTCTTCCAGCCGTGTGCCTTTAATGGTTTTTTCCAACCAATTCGGCCGGACATTGTTAGAGCGCTACAGCCTTGAGCTTTGCCCCATTCTATCACATCATTGTGCATATCTAAAATTTGTTCCAATTCACCGCCGCCCAAGAAGACGTTTAGCACACGTTTCTTCGGATATACCACTATTTCAGTGACTATGCACCCCCTTGGCGTTGGCCAAAGTTGCAACGTACCCTTTTGCAAACCTTCAGCTATATCGCTAAAGTCGTGCGTGTCTCCACTGTAGCTTAAAGCTGCATCAATCCAAGGCTTGCATCTTTCTAGCTCTTCGTTCACTACCAACTACCCCCGGTAAGGGCCGCGCGGGACCATATGTGGGAAGAGGCGTCGTAAGTCCCAGTGCAAATATAAATATACGAAGCGTTCCAGCTAATAAGTCCGGCTTTGTCACCGGCCACGCCAACGCTTGAAGTTGGTGCTGTGTTTTTTAATACAACCTCCTTAAACGATGCTGACTTACTTACAACCGGATACCCGTTTACGTTGTCCCACAGGATCACGCCATTCTCAGACGCCGATGAATAAGTTTCCTTGAAACCGAGCTGATCTAAAGCTCGGCCAAGGTAGCGTCGCATGTTTTCAGCCCATTGTGCTATGTCAAGCGTGATGGGTGGGAGGTTTCGGCTCATCTTTTACCGCCCTTAACAGCGTCTAATCGCATAATGCCAACGCGCCAATCGGACGCCGCATCGCCTGTGACCCGCATTCTGATTTGACGCCCGGTAAATCTTAGGCTGGTTGGGTTAGCCATGCTAAATGGTCCGTAATCTCGCTCGGTCCCCGTCGGATAAAACCGAGTTTTAAACGTGGCCGTTACATTGCCAAGCGTCTTTTCGTCGGGGATCATTCCCCGCACGGCCATTACATTTTCGCCAACGCCGATTGAAATCGGCCCGGTTTCAGCAAACGGTGATTGTCCGCTATAATCAAAACCAATTTCTTGCTCATACAAAATTCCGTCAGCCGCAATCCAAAATGGCTGGCGGAATACACCAAGGTCAACACCAGCAGTGCGGTCGATTGCTCCGGTTGTCCAAATGTTCTCCGCGTAGTCAAAGGAAACGTATCGGTCGCATTCCGTGCTACTCGCGCTCGGATAAAACCACCATATTTCGTTAAAGCGGCTATTTACAACAGCATGCACCTTTGACCGCTGGTCATTGTTCATATCGCTAAACACATAGTCAGCAACTTCACATGGCAAGTCTTTAACCGATCCACCAGCATAGATAAAGAATGAACGCTGGCCCATCCACACCACGCCCTCGTCAATCGAAGCAGCGGCGTTGGCCGCAACCAAACCGCAAGATGTTCCTACGCGCTCAAACCCATAAACAAACGGAGGGCCGCTGTATGTGGCCGTGTGAGCGTCTTGATCTGTTAAAATCAACGCCTGACCGCGTGTCCTTAAACCTTTTAAAATTGTGCCGTTAGTTTGAATTTCAATATCACCAGCTTCATTGGTGGCCGCTGGTGTCCACAAGTTGTTATTTTCACGGTCTGACCATGAGACTTTACGAGGATTGCCGCCCGCGCCAAAGGCAAACAAAAATCTCTCTTCTGTCACCATCATGCCAGAGCAATTCGTCGGAGCGTTGGACAAAACTGCGGCTTTTGTTGAAGCATTTAGCTGCCATTGATAAATTTTACCGTCATCAGCCGTTGCCGCCAGCAAGTATTCGCCCCAGTTTTCCAAACTCCATGTGGTCGCCGGAAGAATGCTACCCTCGTCTTCCGACGGCAACCCGTACAAGCTATTTCCGTAAGTGCCGCCGCCGTAACTTGTAAAAGATGTTGCACTTGCACGCCCAGCGGTGAACCCTACGGGTGTAATGTCACTTACCACATTGCTAGATGTCATTGCGTACAATTTATTGTACGTCCCAAGGGCAACACGTCGGCCCCCAGAATTGTCTTCCCACGCCACCATTGTGCGGGTTACGCCGTCTAGATCAACGCTTCCGCGCCGACGCCACCCGCCAACGGGGCGCAACGCACCCTCATGCCAACGAATTAAATTAGCGTCACGCCAACGGCCTTGAGATTGGTACTCAGTGCCGTTCGATACTGCCCTGCGGGTATGTTAAGAGGGATTAACGGCATGTGCCTTCTCCCCCTTTAAGGTTTCGCGGGCCAGTCGGCATCGTCCAGATTTGGAAAGTTTGCGTGGCTGGTGACATCGCGCAAAGACTGTCGATACGTTGTCATTGGTGCGTCCATAGTCACATCCGTTAAAGCAAAGTAATCTGTCTCAGAAAGCAGCGTGTTTCGCTTTGTGCGCACAGCCTCGCCAGCCTTTGCATCTAGCCCAGCTTGATAGGCTGTCTCATGCTCTGACTTAGTAGTTGTTACGCCATCCTCAGTCGTGTCAGCAAACATATCACGGGCTACATACTTTTCCACCCAGTTGTTATTGCTGTCTTGCTCGACGCCGTCACGCACAGATGTTTGATATGCCGTTGTGTTGGCTGCTGGAGATGCAAGTACAGCATCTAAACTAAGAGCCTGTAGCACATTAGCGTTCCATACCCGTGGCATGGACCTATGTTTGTTTAACCCACGCCAAGCGCCCTGAGTTTTAACTTCGCCTGTTTCTGTGTGTCTGTATTCGCCCATAAGATTGATCCTTTCAAGTGGGTTTGATGTAGTTATGCGATAGCGTAGAAGATATAAGTACCCGCAGTAAAGCTGCTAGTGATTGTGAAACCTGACGAAAGTGGGTCAATGTAGTCTGTGTTTGTAACTTCAGCCGCTGTTGAGTCCAGCAGTAGGTACGGATCGTTTCCAGAGACGATCCCACGGACTGAGTCCCAGCAGAACCAAGCCCCTGCTGCGTCAGTACGTTTTAGCATCACAAATCTTGCTCCTGAAGCAAAGCCACATGAAACATTTGTTGTTCCAGAATGGCTTGCGGAACCCACCTTCGACACACCGGGGGCAGTCGCAAATAAATAGGATATGAATGTATGTCCGCTATAGTTTGTATTGCTATCAGTACCTACAGTAAATACTGTAGAGGTTGGAGCAGTGTTATTCCATATACCTGAACCTGTATCAAAAGCCTGTGTCAAATCTAAGAAAGCACGTTTAGTTGGCCCCATATCTTTGTGAAAAACCGTCCACCTATTAGCATTTGATCTAGACTTAACCCACATCATTTCGGGCGTGACTGTTAGGTTATGGCGTACAGTTTTTGCAGAACTTGAACCGCTGTATGTTGCCACATCAAAATGGCCCGGCGCACGTTTCCAATTATGGCTGATGAATGGGCCAGAACCATTAAAGGATGAACCGTCAAAGTCATAACCGGTCATGTCATCAAGGTTAATTCCACTGCCATTATTTACTTCAGCAACATTAGAATTTGTAGGAATGTATCTGTCGCCACTCGAAAGCCTCGAAATCATCGCATGCTTCCAACTTTGAGTCCCTGTTCGTGAAGCAATCATTGCTAAATCAACAGGAAAACCTGTGGTCAGCTTATTGCCCCCTCCACTCCCTGAGCCTGTATAAGCTATCGATTTGAAAACCTTAGTCGGATCAGTAGCCACAGCTAGTGATCCACGTCTTATCGCCATGAATATATATTCGTTATTTGCTGTATTAGTATCCGCAGAGCCACCTTGATGTAAAAAACCTGTAGGAGTAAATCCAATGTAGCCAGTGTTAGTCCTCTCAGCCGCAGTACTATTCGCAAACAACGTATTATCTAAGTTAGGGTATGCGCTATTTACTACACCCCTCATGGCGTCAAACATCACCCAATCGCCTGCGTGAGATGCATTTTTAATCATAACAAACTGAGGTTCAAAACCTACGTTTATTTCATTAGGGAGAGCCGCTCCAGTATAACTACCACACTTGATAACATCAGCATCACCATCAGGGCCGAACTCACCGTCATTATTGTTGTGCGCAAATAAATAGGCGACAAATGTACCACCATCGGCGTTAACTGAGTTATTAGCCCCGACAGTAAAGACAGAATCTGTAGGAGCTGTGTCATTCCA